CCTCCTATTAAGGAACAAACAGCTATAATTAACAGCACTCAAACTAAATATCCTGTAAAATCATCTTATATTGATACTAAGTATAACCAAGGCACACCTTGGAGTGTTAATGCAAATAATAGCCCTGAAGGCATTGAAGATATGCTAGTACAATTTGCGCATGATGTTTACGACATCAAAGACGATCCTAATATAACAACAGGAACAGCTTTTAACGTACTAAAAGCAAGAATTGTTGCATTTAATAAATCTTCTGAAGGTGATAATTTGGTATTTATACCACAATATTTAAACTCTAAAAAAGAAATTGTTGATACTTTTATAGATGAAGTAGCCAACTCCAAATAAGGAAAAATATGAGACGTTCTGAAATATTTGATAATTTTATTAAAATTGCCGAAGAAAAAGGTTTAATTTCAGATAAGGCTATGGATAAAAAAAGAAAGCATCTTGAAGAGACACGTTCTAATGAATATCGTTCTCCTAAAGAAATTAGCGATTTATATGGAGTTAAACCTAAAGATCAAAAATATAAAAAAAATATAATTGAAATTGCACATCCAGATCCGGTTGTAGTTTCACCAGCACATGACAAAATAAATGGATTAGTTGAAAATGAAAATGAAAGACAGACTATAAATTTAAATATTGTAAATAAAAGAGTTAGAGGGTTATTAACTAATCAAAAATATGCTGAAGATAAACTTATATTAAATTTATTGAAATTAGGAAATTCATTAGATAATAATGATCATGATGAATTAGCAAAATTATCTGACTTTTGTTTAATGCAAATTACTAAAAAAGCAAATCCTTTAATTGTCGCTGGTGTACTTGCAGCATCTATTGGAGCTCTATGGCTTCAACAGCATTTACCTGATGTAAATCAAGGATTTGTTGTAAATTATAATGGATTAATGTCAGCGTTAAATGATTTAATAGATGACAAATTAGAATATGGCGTTGGATATTCATATCGCCCAGAATTTATAAAAGATATGGTTGCATTTAGGGCAGATTTGCAAGATTTATATAAAATATATAATGATAAGATTAAAATTATAAATGAATTAGAAAGACCAAAATCTGCAAAAGAGATGTATGAAATTGCAAATAATCCTGAGACACATGCTGCAACAGATGCTTATAAGATATTAAAAGATAAGTTTTTTAATGTATATACAAAAATAAAAACTATTATTAAAAACTTTTCTTCAAATGATTATAAATCTAGACAAATTGTTGAAAAAGGCGCTATTACATCAGTAATAGATAAGATGCAATTTTTGCATGGTGGCAAAGGTTTAATTGCAGATGATTTTGATGATGTTAAAAATGCAGTTATTCCTTTTTCAGATTCTTTCTCTAATATAATTAAACTTTTAGAATCAGCAGATTCTGTTGAAAAACAAACAGCAACTGAGTTAAATGATGCAGCTTCTTCATTTGAAGCTGAAGTAACTCCTTCTAAACCAGCTCAACCTTCAACAAATGATTCTTCACCAGAAGATAATGATGATATTAAATCTCAAGTTGCAGATTTAATGAAACAATTTCCAAATTTAATTTAAAACTTAAATTAAATATAGCAATAATTAAATATAAAATTAGATTTTTGTAAGTTAGGCGTAAGACTTGCTTATAATAAGCAAATAAATAAGGAATTAAATCATGGCATTAAAACTTTTACAACCAGGTGGACAACCATTTGGTCAATTTGACGGTCTCGACACAGAATTTTTAACTCTTAAAGGTGGCGAAGTAGTTACATTTACTTCAGTTTTATCTACAGCAAGCGATAATGCAGCAGCGGACGTATTTGATGGATACGTTTCTCCTTCTGGTCCTCGTCGTGTAGCAGTAACAAAAACACTTACATCCACTTCTCGTCCTCTAATGTTAGCTGATGATGGCGTTGCTGGTTATGGAACACTTTTCGGAGTAGTTGTTGGTGGCTCAGTTGGACAGGTTTCTTATGGACCTTCAAGCTCAGTTGCTTCAACAGATTTACTAGGACCACACACCTCAACAGGTTCTGGTAAAGTTACATGTTGGGCAATGCCTGGCTTATATGCTGTTACACTTGATGCAACAGATACTAATGCTTCAACAGGCTTGACAGTTTCTAACCCCTCACTAACAGCTGGAGCAGCTCTTTATTATACAACTGCTGGTTTATTAACAACCTCTTCTGCAAACTCAACAGTAGTAGCAAGATTTGTTGAATTTACAACCAACGGTTCATTAGTAACAACTCCAAATAATTTAGTTGGAACCTTCTCAACACCAGATGGTGCATTAACAACTAGCTCCAAAGCATATACTCAAGCAGTATTCTATTGGAACCCACCTGTTGCTTAATTAAATTACAATTAGTTTAATTTGAAAGAGTCTGATTTATCAGACTCTTTTTTTTATTTTTTTAACAATAATCTCCAACTATAGCAATAATATAATATTATTTTACATGACTTTTCATGTAAAGTTTATTTAGTTCTTTTTAAAAACTAATATGCTGGCAAAGCTGGCAATTTATTCAATAACGGAGACAAATGAGTATTTTTAATAGTAAAGGTGAGCTTAACGCTTCATCGAAACAAGAAGCTCTTGTTCAATTAGCTAAAATTGCTTCAATTTTAGATGACAACACCCCTTCAAACATGCATTTAGCAGGTCAAGCACAAGTTAACCAAAATGCAGCTGATGAACTTATTGCTCGCGCAATTTCAAATCAAGAAGGTAAAGTAGCCCTTGCACAAGCAATGGCAAGTCCCATTAAATAATACGAGTGGGATTAAAATTAAGCTATATGCTGGAAACTCTAAAAGCCTCTACACTTTAACACCCTACAGATTATGCACCGCAGCTAATCTAAATAATAGTTAAAGTAACAGACTGAGGATGAAATAGACAATCAGCAGGGAAGACTAAAATGAATGATAATGAAGAAATTATAAAGTTATATCAAGAAGGTTTAACTTTAAAAGAAATTGCAGATTTAAAAAAAATGGCTCCAAAAACAATTGGAAAAATTTTAAAAAATGCTAAAATTTCTTTTAGAAAAAGATATCTTTCAGATTTTAATGACTCAGAAGTTCAAGAAGTTATTTTAAAATATAAAAATAATAAAAATATAAAAGAAATAGCTAAAGAACATAATATATCTGCTCCGGCAATATCAAGATTATTAAAATCTAAAAATATAGAAGTTAAATTTATTGGCAGACAATATGATATCTTAAGACAAACACCTATAAATAAAAAACAGCAAGAATTAATTGTTGGTTCAGTTTTAGGAGATGGATGTCTTTATAGAGAAGGAAAAGGTCTTTATAAATTATCATTTGGGCATTGTGAAAAGCAAAAAGAATATTTTCTTTGGAAATATGCTATGCTTGATCCATTTGTAAATACTTATCGCAAATCAATTGATAAACGCGGTAATTCCATAATGTATCAAACAACAACAATTTGTCATAAAGATTTTGCAAAATTTGCAGAAATGTTTTATGATAAAAATAGAAAAAAACATATTCCAGATAATTTAGACATGTATTTAACACCATTATCATTATGTACTTGGTACTTAGATGATGGCAGTTTAAATGAAGGTGTAAATGCAAGAATACATACTTTATGCTTTGATTATAATGATAATGTAAAACTACAAAATTATCTAGTCAGATGTTTTGATTTGAGATCAAAAATTTGGAAAAGAACATATAAAAATAAAGAATATTATGGACTTTCTCTAAATAAAAAAAATACTCAAAAACTATCTGATATAATAAGACCTTATGTTGTAGATTGCATGAAATATAAAATAATGCCTGAAATTTTAGAACCCTCAACGACTATATGCTTAACAGAAAATAAAATTTCTGATGATAGAGTCTGATCTTTATATAAATATAAAGAGTTTAATAGAAATATTAAACCATTTTTGATAGTAAATGTAACATGTTTCTGTCGTAGAAACTTAGACTATCATGGAATTGCACGTAGAGCTTTAGAAGTAGACGTTCTACAACAAGGTGCAATCCCAACTTATGAACGTGATATTGACGTTTCAGCAGTTGTTGTATCATCTAATGGTACAGGTCCAGAATCACGTGTTTTTGGTGATCGCGTAACAGTTCCTGAATTTGAAATTTTTTCAAATCCAACAGTTCGTATTGCCGAAGTTAAAAGACGCAGATTTAATATAATTGACCGTGCAGTCCAAAAGGCTCGTCAAGAAATTCAAGCTGCAGAAGATGCTAACGCATTCGCTTCATTTGATCACGCTGCTAGCGTTGAAAATACATTGACAGACCTCACAGACTCAGGTCTATTAAAGAGAGATCTTGCTGAAATTAAAAAACAAGTAGATCGCTGGGACTTAGTTACCTCTAAATATTTTATGAATATTTCTGAGTTTAACGATATCCTCACTTGGGGATCTGGTGGTGGTCAAGGCGTATCAGGTGGTGAATTAGACATCGTTTCAATGCGTGAAGTATTACAAACTGGTCTTTTTGCTCACATCTGGGGCGCTGATATCATGGTTTCAAAAATTGTTCCTCCAGGTACAGTTTATGGATTAGCTGATCCAGAGTTCGTTGGTGTTATGCCCATTAGACAAGACATTGAAGTCATGCCAGCTGATGAGCCCAAACAAATGAAACTTGGCTGGGTAATCTCTGAAATCATCGGCATCGCAGTATTAAACCCACGTGGTGTTGCTGCAGGTCGTAAATCAGTAGTAGTTGGCTCATAAGTTAACTTAACTTAAACCTTAAAAATAGCTGGGCTTATGCCTGGCTATTTTTTTTATTTGCATTATGATATTTTTACGATATAAGTACTGTAGAGCAACCAAGCTAACGAACCTAAATAAATGTCAAAAATACTAACAGAAGCCCAAATTTCTAACATTATAGAAGACCATAACAATAAAATGTCAAACAAAGACATTGGTAAAAAATATAATTTACATGAAGCCTCGGTAAGAAGGTTGTTAAGAAATAGAAATGTTTATAATCATACTGTACACAAAATATCTGAAGAAGTTAAAGAAAAAATAGTAAAAGAATATTTAGAAGGTAATTCTGCAGAAAAAATAAGTAGAACTTATAATATAGACCCTGGAGTAGTAAAACGAGCTGTTATTAAAGCTGGATATCAACTTAGAACATTATCAGAATCTAAAAGACTCTTTAAAATAAATGAAAATTTCTTTAATACAATTGATTCAGAAGAAAAAGCGTATTTTTTAGGATTAATGTATGCTGACGGACATGTTCATAAAGATGGACGAGGCTGGAATATAACTTTGCATAATAAAGATAAAGATATTTTAGAAAAATTTTCTTTAATAATTTATGGCTTTATAAAGTTAAGCTCTTCTTTTAATGAAGATAAAACTACAGAATATTTAACACTGCGTATAGCTTCTCCTAAAATGAACAAAGATTTAACATCTCATGGTTGTGGACCAGCAAAAGCTTTTACTATTACTTTTCCTAATTTTTTAGATAATTCATTAAAAAATCATTTTATTAGAGGTTTTTTAGATGGAGATGGTTGTATCTGCAATACAAATCCATATAAAACAATTATAGATATTACATCTAATGAAAACTTTTTAATTGGATTAAATGATCACATAAAACAAACTTTAAATATCTCATTTAATAAAATTAATAATAAAAATAACACAGAATCTAAAAATATGCAAATGTCAGCACATGATGCTGTGGATAAATTTTTAGAATATATTTATAAAAATGCAACGATTTTTATGAAAAGAAAAAATGATGCATCTGTTATTTTTAAACAAAGAAATTTAGCAAGAAAAGATAAAAAAATGCAACAAAATAGTATTTCTAATTATAATACAACTTTTATTCCAACTTATAATGATATTCTATTAACTAAAGAAAATATTGAAAAATTTTCTGATGCAGAAAAAGAATTAATTGCTAGTGAATTAGTAGATTTTTATAGAAAACACGGGTTTCCTTACCCAACATTAACAAATGATGAGTTAATTAGAAATTTTAATAATTTAAAAAATACAGATCCATATAAAATAGAAAATAATAATATTTTTAATATTGCCAACAATGTAGGATCAAATATTATTAAACATTTTGCTCCACATTTTTTTGAAATAACAGATAAAAGAAATTCGCCATCTATGATTAAGGCTTTTAATGATGATACTTTATTATACAAAACAATTAAAAACAGATTAAGTCAAAATTACACTATGTCTTCTAATATGTTAAGAAGAGGGTTAGAAAATTCTAATTCTGCCTTTAAGGGCAGCTCTTTTAATGTATTGGTTGCAAAATATATATACTCTAAATATACTACTGAAGGATCTTTAGTATATGATTATTCTATGGGTTATGGACAAAGGCTATTAGCTGCATTATCATTAAATCATAATATAAAATATATAGCTACAGATCCTTTTCAAAAAACTTACAATAGTAATGTTAATTTATTTAATTTTTATAAAGCAAATGTCCCAGGTTTTAATAAACATGTAGACTTAAATAATTTAGGGTCTGAAGATTTTTATAAACAAGAGTATGAAAATAAAGTAGATTTAGCATTTTCTAGCCCGCCTTATTTTAATTTAGAAAAATATTGTGAAGAAAATACTCAGGCTTATAGTAGCACTTATCAATATTTTTTACATACTTATTGGGCACAAACTGTTAAAAATATTGATAAAATGCTAAAATCTAATGGGCTCTTTTTCTTAAATATAAAAGAAAAAGTAGATGGTTTTAACCTTGCAGAAGATATGTTAGCATTTTTTAAATTAAAAAATTATACTGTTGAAAAAGTTTATAATATTCAATTAACTAAAAATCTTAAGTTTAATAATAAAAACGGAGTTCATAAGTATGAACCAATCTTCGTATTAAAGAAGCCCTAAGTTATAATTTTTAGAGCTATTAATAATTGCATATTTTTGTATTCTAAAGATATATAAATGTAGGAAAAATATGAAAATAAGCAAAGTTTTAAAAATATGTGACTTAATTTCTGAAGGGACAAAAAAACTCTCTAACAGAAAAGAAGGTCGTTTAATAAGAAAAAACATATTGTTTCCATCTTTATCAAAAGTTGCTTTTGATACTAGGCGCATAGATCAAGAAGAAAATTATAATCCTAGAAGAGGATTACAAAATTATCATAGAAGTCAACCTTTTGTTACTGATAGCATGAGCCATAAAATAAAAGCTTTTAGCAAATTAGCTTCTATTTTAGAAGAGTTAAAAACTCAATATAAAAAAGACTTTGCTTATCAAGATTCATATTTAAGAGTTTTACATTCGGCTATTCAAAAAGGGCTTAGAGTAAAAGAAGCAGACGGTGATTATAGTGATGTGCAACCTTCTATTGGCAGTTTAGATTATTTAGATGAATTAATTTATGTTAGATATAGATTATCTTCTGATGCAATTTTAGAATCAGATTCAGAAACTTTAAAAAAAATAATTATGTCAAAAGATCCTCAGCTTACTAGCGATCATGTGCCAATAACTTTGGAAGCTTTATCTTTTGAACAACCAATAACATTAAAAAATGTTAATGGAAATAATGATAGCCAAATGTTAGAAAAAGTATTAAATAGTTTAGCTCAAATGATGGTTCAAATGAAACAACCTGATGATTTAACTACTCAATTATTTAATCTTAAAGCTACAAATGATAATCCAAATATAGAAAGAACTGTTACTATTAAAATTAATGAATCTTTAAAAGCAAATGAAGTTAAAACTGCTGAAATTGTGAGTGATAATGTTAATAAAGAGGAATAAATGACTAATAAATTTGCTCCTTTTCAACCAAATCATGGAACTTTTAAAGTTAGAAATATTGCGAAAGATAGAAAAACAATTAAAATTTTTTTATATCCAATAAATTTTAATGATACTAGAGATTTGCTTAAAATTCCTGGAGTATCAGAAAGCGATATTAGAGCGTCTTTATTAAAAGGAGAGCTTTTAAGAAAAATAAAAGCTCAAGAAATTTATATTACAGCAAGTGATATTGATTTATTACAATTTAATGATGACCAAAAATTATTTTTACAAAATGCTGGAATAGTTAATGGTTTAGAAGTTTCTGGTAATGGTATTGGTGGATTTGATATGCAAGATATTGAATTAATTGGAACCAAAGATAATGTGAATACAGTATTTGCTACACCTACAAAATTTAAACACGATTCTCAATTTAAAGAAGTTTTATATGTAAATGGTCTTAGACAACATATCCCTGATGACTATTCTGTCTCTGAAAGTGTTGTTAATTCTGGATATGACATAATTACTTTTGTTGTACCACCTTATCCAGATGACTTGCTAATAATTGATTATTTTGAGGTATAATGCCAAATACTCGTGTTAAAAATTATCAAATTAATGCTACAGGTTTAGGTGGTGGAACAACAGGTCCAACAGGTCCTCAAGGCATTCCTGGTGTTACAGGAGCAACTGGTCCACAAGGAGCTACTGGACCTCAAGGTGCAACTGGAATTCAAGGTCCAATTGGTCCAGGAGGTGGAGATCAAGGTTCACCTGGTGTTACTGGAGCTACAGGTCCACAAGGCGCTCAGGGTGTAACTGGAGCTACTGGTCCTCAAGGCTTACAAGGAGTTACTGGTGCTACTGGTCCTCAAGGTGTTCAAGGAGTTACAGGAGCTACAGGTCCTCAAGGAGCACAGGGAGTTACTGGTGCTACTGGTCCTCAAGGAGCTACTGGAATAAATGGTGTAACTGGGGCAACTGGACCTCAAGGTGCTACAGGAATTCAAGGTGCAACAGGAGCGCAAGGAATTCAAGGAGCGACAGGTGTACAAGGGGTTACTGGTGCAACTGGTCCTCAAGGAGCCCAAGGTGTAACTGGTCCTCAAGGTGTTACTGGATTACAAGGTGCAACTGGAATTCAAGGCATTACAGGAGCAACAGGACCTCAAGGTGCCCAAGGAGTTACTGGCGCTACAGGTCCTATTGGAGCTACAGGCTTACAAGGAGCGCAAGGAGCAACAGGTTCTATTGGAGTTACAGGTCCTCAAGGAGCTACTGGAGTTCAAGGAATACAAGGAGTTACAGGTGCAACAGGTCCACAAGGAATTACTGGAGCTACAGGTCCAATTGGAGCAACAGGATTGCAAGGAGCAACTGGTGTTCAAGGTCCAACAGGAGCGATAGGGGCTACAGGTCCGCAAGGAGCTACTGGATTACAAGGCGCAACTGGTGTTCAAGGTGTTACTGGCGCAACAGGACCTCAAGGAGCGCAAGGCGTTACTGGACCGCAAGGCGTTACTGGAATTGCTGGTTCTACTGGTCCTCAAGGAATTCAAGGTGTTACAGGTGCAACAGGACCTCAGGGAGTTACTGGCTCTCAAGGAATTCAAGGAGCAACTGGTATCCAAGGTGTTACTGGTGCGACTGGACCTCAAGGTGCTCAAGGTGTCACTGGTCCACAAGGAGCTACTGGATTGCAAGGTGCAACTGGTATCCAAGGAATTACAGGCGCAACAGGACCACAAGGTGCTCAAGGAATTACTGGTGCTACAGGACCTCAAGGAGCGCAAGGTGTTACAGGATTTACTGGTCCTCAAGGTGCTCAAGGAGTTACTGGTTCAACTGGTCCTCAGGGCGCTCAGGGCGTTACTGGAGCAACAGGATCTCAAGGAGCACAGGGAGTCACTGGTGCTACAGGACCTCAAGGGGCTCAAGGAGTTACTGGTCTACAAGGTGCAACTGGCATTCAAGGTGTTACAGGCGCTACTGGACCTCAAGGGGCACAAGGAGTTACAGGTTCAACTGGACCTCAAGGAATTCAAGGAGTTACAGGAGCTACTGGTCCACAAGGTGTTCAAGGTGTAACTGGTGCAACTGGACCTCAAGGAATTCAGGGGGTTACTGGAGCGACAGGTCCTCAAGGAGCGCAAGGTGTTACAGGATCTACTGGTCCTCAAGGTGCTCAAGGAGTTACTGGTTCACAAGGTGCAACTGGTATTCAAGGAGTTACAGGGGCTACTGGTCCACAAGGGGCGCAAGGAATTACTGGCGCAACTGGACCTCAAGGAGCACAAGGGGTAACTGGTGCAACTGGTCTACAAGGTGCACAAGGTGTTACTGGTGCGACTGGTCCTCAGGGAATTCAAGGTGTTACTGGAGCTACAGGACCTCAAGGAATTCAAGGAGTAACTGGTGCAACAGGTCCTCAAGGAGCACAAGGAGTTACAGGTCCACAAGGTATTCAAGGTGTAACTGGAACAACTGGTCCTCAGGGCGCTCAAGGTATAACTGGAACAACTGGACCTCAAGGTGCTCAAGGTGTTACAGGAGCAACTGGTCCTCAAGGTGCTCAGGGTATTACTGGAGCAACTGGACCTCAAGGTGCTCAAGGAGTTACTGGTTCTACAGGTCCACAAGGAGCACAAGGAGTTACTGGCGCAACAGGTCCTCAGGGAGCACAAGGAGTTACTGGTCTACAAGGTGCAACTGGCATTCAAGGTGTTACAGGAGCTACAGGACCTCAAGGAGCACAAGGTGTTACTGGAGCTACTGGTCCACAAGGAGTACAGGGTGTTACAGGAGCTACAGGTCCACAAGGTGCTCAAGGTGTAACAGGACCTCAGGGAGTACAAGGTGTTACTGGAGCAACAGGTCCTCAAGGAGCGCAGGGAGTAACTGGATTTACTGGACCACAAGGGGCACAAGGTGTAACAGGAGCGACTGGTCCTCAGGGAATTCAAGGAGTTACAGGCGCAACAGGTCCACAGGGTGCGCAAGGTGTAACTGGTGCAACAGGTTCACAAGGAATTCAAGGGGCAACTGGTGCAACTGGTCCTCAAGGAGCACAAGGAGTTACTGGTCCACAAGGCGCAACTGGCATTCAAGGTGTTACAGGAGCTACAGGTCCTCAAGGAGCGCAGGGAGTTACAGGCGCGACAGGTCTACAAGGTATTCAAGGTGTAACTGGTGCAACTGGACCTCAAGGAGCACAAGGAGTTACTGGCACAACAGGTCCTCAGGGAGCTCAAGGAGTCACTGGAGCTACAGGTCCACAAGGTGTTCAAGGCGTTACAGGATCTACTGGTCCACAAGGTGTTCAAGGTGTTACAGGAGCTACAGGTCCACAAGGCGCACAAGGAGTTACTGGTTCAACTGGACCTCAAGGAGCACAAGGTGTTACAGGCGCTACTGGTCCACAAGGAGCACAGGGAGTCACTGGAGCTACTGGACCTCAAGGTGTTCAAGGAGTTACTGGTGCAACTGGTCCTCAAGGAGCGCAGGGATTTACAGGCGCTACAGGACCTCAAGGAGCACAAGGTGTTACAGGCGCTACTGGTCCTCAAGGAGTACAGGGAGTCACTGGTGCAACAGGTCCTCAGGGAGCTCAAGGAGTCACTGGAGCTACAGGTCCTGCTGGAAGAACTGGTGTAACTGGAGCGACTGGTCCACAAGGTGTTCAAGGTGTAACTGGAGCTACAGGACCTCAGGGTGTTCAAGGAGTTACAGGTGCAACAGGTCCTCAAGGAGTGCAAGGAGTAACTGGAGCAACAGGTCCTCAAGGAGCGCAGGGAGTTACTGGAGCAACAGGACCTCAAGGTGTTCAAGGAGTTACAGGAACTACAGGACCTCAGGGTGCACAAGGAGTTACAGGGGCGACAGGACCTCAAGGAATTCAAGGAGTCACTGGTGCTACTGGTCCACAAGGAGCACAAGGTGTTACAGGATCAACTGGTCCTCAAGGCGCTCAAGGTGTTACTGGTGCTACAGGTCCTCAAGGTACTACTGGCGCAACAGGACCTCAGGGAGCGCAGGGAGTTACTGGAGCAACAGGACCTCAAGGTGTTCAAGGAGTTACAGGAACTACAGGACCTCAAGGGGCGCAGGGAGTTACTGGAGCAACAGGTCCTCAAGGGGCTCAAGGAGTTACTGGAGCTACTGGACCTCAAGGGGCACAAGGTGTTACTGGAGCAACTGGTCCTCA